AGAGGCTGCCGGTGCTCGTGCTCAGGATATGTCCCAGCAAACGATTAAATTTGCAAGGGGAATCTTCGAGGCCCTTGCATGGTATGAATGGACTGATCCGGTGCGGAAACGCCAAGTTGAGAAACCGATTGGTAAAACTGGTATGTCTGTGCCGGCCACATGGTCTGAAGAGACCCGGCAAGGTGACTTCCTTGATTATAACTTTGATATTGACGTTTACTCTATGCAGGATAATTCACCAGCTACAAGGCTGCAGAAGCTTAGTCAGATCGTCCAGCAGTATATCATGCCGCTTATGCCTTTTATACAGCAGCAAGGCGGCACGGTTGACGTTCAGGCCATCCTTGACATGGTTGCCGAGTTTAGTAACTTTCCTGAGTTGGCAGAGGTTGTGCAGTTTCAAGGCATGCCTCAGGAACAAGGACAGGTCCACGGGGATCCGAATCCAAAACCTGCAGAGACAAAAAGAACGTATGAACGGGTTAACAGACCCGGAGCAACCAGGAGCGGCAGGAATAATGTGCTTTCACAAGTATTGATGGGCGGAAACCCTCAGCCTGCGGAAGCCGCAACCCTTAACAGGAAGGTAAACTAATGCAGAGATTTTTAGGCGTTAAGCTTATTTTGGAGGACGAGTAATGTCAGAAAAAATAAAACGGATGGAACTCCCGAAATACAAGAAAGAAAAGAAACGGATGGAACTCCCGAAATACAAGAAAGAAAAGAAACGGTCCCGAATGGCTGAGCTCTTAATTAGGAGGGCCAAGGGCATCGACAGAGAAGCTTCTGGTAGAAAAAAGAAGGTGAAGAAATAATGCCAATATATTGTTATAAAACTCCGGGCGGAACAATAACTGACCGTGTGTTTCCTGTAGGGAAGGCCCCTGCACATATTACTCATGCAGATCCAGCTGAGGGGATTGTTTGTGCTAAACGCAGCTTTGCTGCAGAAGGAGTCAAGTCTGCATCTCCTAGAGGATGGCCGATGACTTGCCTGGGTTCTGGAGTAAATGCAGCTCAGGCCGGTGATTTAAGGGCAGAGCTGGCGCGGAAGGGCGTGCCAACGGAAGTGACCAGAGATGGAGACCCAATCTACACAAGCTCGTCCCATAGGAATAAAGCTTTAAAAGCGCGAGGAATGTTTGATAAAAACGGCTATAAATAATATTAATATTAGAGAGGGAGAATTATGACAATCGAAAATGAAAATAATACATCGGAAGAGGGAATCACCAAAGAATTAACTTCGGAGATTGATGCCGGTGTCGAGAGTATAGTGAATGAACTTAATTCGGAGGAAGCTGGCGAAGATGACGATCCGGCAGCTGACACCGATGATGATAACAGTCAAGATGGCGATGCCCTTGGCGAAAAGTCTGAAACTGATGGCGATGATATCTCTGACGAAGACGACAAGTCTGGCGATGATGATAAGCCTGATGATGACGACAAGCCTGTTCCTGTTTCAGACGATATTCTGACAAGAGCAGTGAAAGCAGGACTGTCTCTGACAGATGCTAGAACCTTTCAGGATGCGGATGCCCTGACTAGAACTTGCGAGCTATTAGAGGCGAAGAGCAAGCCTGACGACGATACGTCTGACGGTGACGACAAGGACGATGGTGATTTAGATATTGATGCTGTCCTGGATGCTGTTCCGGACCTTGACCCTGAGGAATACGATGAGGGCCTCATTGAGACGTTCAATGGTCTCAAAGATGTTATTCGTGCCATGCAGGGGAAGATTGTGGGGATGGAGCAAAAGGGCCAGGAGTCTGACGCGCTGTCTTTCGACAAACAGGTTGATGAGCTTGGCGAGTCTTATGTTGATGCGGTTGGAAAAGGGAAACTGGACCCTAACAGCCCGCAGGCACAGAAGCGAGCTGAGTTGCGTGGCATGGCTGACGTTTTAAAATCTGGTTATGAAGCCAAGGGAGACGATGTTTCTTCTGCGGAAATCTTTGAGCAGGCAGTTAGCGTGATCCTGGGTGCAGAAACCCAGGCGAAAGCTCTTGCAGAGAAGACTGGTCAGTTGAAAAAGCGAAGCGGCCAGATTACACAGCGACCTGGTGGTAAAAAAATTAAAGGAAAGGTTGATGCCTTCGACGAAGTTGCCGAGGCGATTGACAATAAATTCTTCAAATAGTTTTAATGTAGTGAAAGGAGCCTAAAAAATGGGTTTATCATTTAGTCAAATAGACGACGCTGTTCTGCTTACTCAGAATACGCTCGTAAAACGTGGTGCCTTCGTGGACATGCAGACTGATCTTACCGATCATGTTGCGGTTCGTGAGATGTGGAAAGGCAAAAAGAAAAAATTTACCGGCGGAGAAAATTGGGAGTTTGAGGTCCAGATGGATCACAATCATTCAACTCGCTCTGTTGGTCTGTATGAAACCGATGGTTCAAGCATCAATGACACCATGGTTAAGGGTGAAGTTGCCCCAAGGCATATCAATGCTCATTATCTTTATGACCAGAGAGAAAAAGCTTTTCAGCGTGGCGGGACTGCTATTGTTGACCTCATCAAAACAAAGTATGTTGCGATGATGGTTTCTTTCTATGAGTTTCTTGAGGATGCACTCTGGAACAAGCCAGACGACTCTTCTGACCTGAAAACCCCTTATGGTATCCCTTATTGGGTTACTAGAAATGCTACCAAGGGTTTCAATGGCGGGAATGCTGTGGGCTTTACTGGCGGTAAGGGCGGAATTGATGCCAGCGTGCCAGCAAATGCAAGATTTAAAAACTACAGTGGAACTTATGCCGCTGTGGCTTCTAACGATATTATCTTAACCATGCGCGAGGCGCATCGCAAGAGCAAGTTCCGTTCTCCAGTTTCTCATGCTACCCCGGATCTTGGTGGAATGAGTAACGGGATCTATTGCAACAATGATCTCATTAGTTCCCTGGAAACACTGCTTGAGGCTCAGAACATGAACCTCGGTAACGATCTGGCGAGCAAAGACGGAAAGACAATGTTCAAGTCTACTCCGCTTACTTACGTTCCGTTTCTGGATGATGACGATACTGATCCTCTCTACATGCTTGACTGGAAGTGGTTAGCTGTTGGCGTTATGGCTGGATGGGAAAATAACATGACAGCACCTTATATGGTGCCAGGAAAACATCTTGTCCGTAGAATTGACCTTGATGCTTCTCTGAACGTAGTTTGTACTGACCCTCGTCGTCAGACAATTCTTTATAAGGTATAGTGTTTGAAAAGCGGTAAATGAAGTGAATGAAGTTAAATAGTAAATATCTGAGAAGGAGAAGTGAAAATGGATAAGAGTATAAACGGACATTCAAAAGGTCCCAATATCGTAGCCGAGTGGGTATGGTATGAAGGGGTTGACGCTCTGAAAGAGGGCGAGGCAGTTTGTTACAATACTGATTATGGCGTTGCTGCAAGCTATGACGCAAGACGTGGAAATCGCGTTGAACGTCCAAGCACTAGTAACAATATGGCCTTTGCCGGTGTCGCTGCTCGCAGCTATCCTGCAAGCTCAACTGGTCGGCTGATTGAGATTTACGTTCCCGGCAGCAAAGGCGTTAAGGTTGCTCTTGGCATTAACACTGTTATCGGTGAAGGACTCCTGTCCTTTATCGCTGGAACTGGTGGAGAAGCCGGTCGGTTTTATACCGGGAAATATAAGGGTCGTGGATCTGTAATCCCTCGCCAGACAAAGACTGCCATTCTGGAAGCAAGCATGACAGGTGCATTCACTGTTGAGGCTGTCGCTGGAATTATTGTGACCCACGCTGCCGCCAATGGCATTGCAGCTGGTGATGTTCTCGTTATTCTTGCCGGTGAAAATGATGCTACTGGTGTTCTGGTTCCTGGAAAATATGAAATTGCTTCGATCACAGATGCCACACATTTTGTCCTAAAATCATCTGCGCTGTCAACTTTCTCAACCGGAACAATCTCTTTCACGGGATATGTCTACACAGGCAATCCTGTCTGTCAGGCTGATTTGCTTGAAGGTGATGAATGTGGTGGCGTTGAGTTTATCTGTCCTCCTAATGCCGGCCTGGTTGGCCTGGCTCATATGGTTGGCGGAGTAACTTACTGTTGTGGTGGCGTTACTGTTGCTGCAGCCGCAGACGTAACCTTTGCACAGGGCCTACTTCCTGGCGACAAGAAGGCGTTTCTAGTTCTTGGTGCTTTAGCAACTACTCCGCTGGTTATTGATCTTGTAACCGCTTCTACCATGCAGATCAGAACTGAGGGTGGAGCTCTTACAGCTCTGGCCGAAATTGGCGCGATGGACGCTGCTGGTGATGGTTGCTTCCTTGAGTTTGACGGGGCTACCTGGCTGACACAGGGACTTCTTGGTGCTGCAGCAGAGGCGTAGTCAATAGTTAACAATTAACCAAAAGGGGCCAAGTTTCGGCCTGGTCCCTTTTTTTAAAGGAAGGTTTGTGGATGGCAGCACCAAAGAAAAAAGAAGAGGCTGTGGCTAAACTTAAGATTGATGAGAACTCTGCCCTTAAGCTGAATGCTATAGGGATAAAAGAGCCTTTTTCCGACACGCTGGTTTCTGTCTATAAGGAATTTAAGCGACGGAAAGACTTGCTGAACGCTGGGCAGACATCATGCGAAGGTATAGCCATAGTTTCACTGATGGCCGACATGATTGACGGCGATCTTAATTTTTATAAGGAAGAATAGTCATGGCTGAATCAGAACTGTCAATTTCTTACGACGACTTGATGAAGGCTGTTGGCCTCTATCTGGGGTATGGTGGTGATAAGGACGACTGGAACACTTCACAAAAGGCTGAGATTGATTTGTATGTCCAGTCAGGTGTTCGGCAGTTTTATTATCCTCCTGCGGTTGAAGGCGTAGAAAATGGCCATAGCTGGACGTTTCTATATCCGACAACTACCCTCGTGACAGTTGCGAGCACGAGCACCGTAAACCTGCCTAATTCTTTGGGTCGGATTCTCGGTGATCTAACCTTTGAGCCAGAACTTTATAACCATTCGATTGTGCTTGTGAGTGAGGCCCAGCTGTCTGCATTGATGTCTGGGTCTGATGATGCTGGCATTCCTCGGTATGCTGCTGTAAGAGACAAGCCGTCTGATGGCTTTGAGGGCCAGAGGAAACAGATTGTGTTATGGCCGGTGCCTAATGCAGTCTTTACGCTGACTTACAGGTTTGAAGCTTATCAGGGGAAGTTGAAGGACGACTTCCAGTACCCTCTTGGCGGGATGAAATACGCCGAGTTGGCGACTGAAAGCTGTCTTGCGATCGCAGAGCAAAGAGCAAACGATGAGAAGGGTATCCATTGGGATGCTTTCTCCCGGTTGCTGATTGCCGGCGTGCTTTATGACAATAAAAACGGTGCTCGTTATTATGGTGCTATGGGAGGCAATAGTAATGCTCTTGTCTCTGATGGTGTCCGGCAAACGAGTTACGATATTACCTATAAGGAGGATACTTGGTGAGTACTGCGCTGGTTACACTGTTGATCGCTATTGCTGTTGTTTTAATAGGTGGTGTTTTGAGCTTCTGGGGTTGGCTCGCTGTTAAAGTAATCGACCAGGGGCGAAAACTGATAGAGCTTGAGGTTAAAATGGATAATCATGAAAAAAGAGATGATGAGCATCTTCTATGGTTTTCTAAAATGGATGAGAATATTCAGGAAGTAATGGTGAATACTGCTGCATGCCGTGCGCAATTCGGATATGATGGCGAAAACAAAAACAGAAGAAGCACAGATACAAAAACTAGTGAAACTAAAAAAGGAGAAGACTGATGTTACAACGTATTGCTAAACTTTTAAGAATAGCACCTCCAGCTCAGGATGCAGGATTGCTGATTGTTAGTGGGACGACCAAGCCTGTTGACGGAACTGCTGGTTATGCAGTCGGATGCTTGTTTCAGCATACCGATGGTGGTGATGGCGATGCCCTCTATGTTAATGAGGGAACTTCAGCGTCATGCGACTTTAACCTTGTTACTGTGGCAGTTGCATAATGACAAAGCAGCGTGAACTTGTAATCTCATTCCCACTTGGCGGGGTTTCCCGTCGGGTGGGATATTGGGATAGGGATAAGCCCTATACTGCGCCGTGGGCTGTAAATGTCCGGGGTGTTGGGCTTCTTGAGAACCGGGTCCGAGGCGGATCTCGACCGGGGTTAGAGAAGTTTTATGCAAACCATTTCCCCCCAGCGGTGGCTGGGGAAATTACCGCGATTGCTTCCGCCAGGGTTGTGGACGGTGACGGGAACCACCAGTATGACCTTTATGTTATAGCTGACGGGGAGCTTTATGTTCTCCGAAGTGATGCGGTTTTAACTGGTGAGTCTGAGCTTCACACTGAAGACGGCGTGGCGATCGAGGACGAAGATGGTAATACTATTGTCTTCGATTCTGTGGTTACTGCGACAAGCCCTTTTGCGGCTGTTGGTGGGTTTGATACGTCTATGTTTGGACAAAAATTGTATATTGCTGACTCTGCCTTGGCTGCTTACGATCCGAGCACCAGTATTGTTGACACGATAATTGCTTCCGCTGGGGCAATCCCGATACTTCAACCTCTTGTGACTGCTTATCGTGGAAGGTTGTTTCTTGCCGGGGTTGATCATATCTGGTATGCCTGCAGACAAGGAGATGTTACAGACTGGAACTTTAATGATGATTATGCGGATACAGCTCGTGCGATCGCTGGGCAATCTGGCGAAGCTGGCCAGGTTACAGGGGTCATAAAGGCTATGATTCCGTATAAGGACAAGTTTCTGGCAATTGCTACTCCAAACAGTCTTCACGTGTTGTCCGGAGAGCCCTCAGACGGCAACCTGTTCAACGTAAGTGATCAGTTTGGTATAATCGCTCCAAAAGCTTGGGCGGTGTCTCCAGAAGGGACCGTGGCGTTTCTGAGTTATAATGGCGTTTACCTTTGGAAACTCGGCAGTTCTGCTGAGCCAGTGCCTTTCAGTGATGAACGGGTGCCTGAACTGCTTAAAGATGTAGATGTGACGGCTAACATTGTTCTGATGGAATATGATATAAAAGCGAAAGGGTTTCATTTATTTGTTACTCCGGAGGCGGCTACTGTTGGAACGCACTGGTGGTTGGATCTTGAGAACAAGGCAATGTGGCCGGTGATTCTGCCTCAAACCCAGCAACCCGTGGCAATTGGGCGATATGATATTGGAGATGAACGGTCGGAAGTTGTGCTCGGCTGTAAGGATGGATATTTAAGGAACTTCTCAGCGTCTGAAAACGACGATGACGAGACCGCGTTAAATAGTTATGTAGTATTGGGACCTTTCAGGTTAACAACCAGCGAAAGCGCTGACTCAATAATGAAAGAACTTCGGGGAACTTTGGCGGACAACGCTGGAACTGTTACCTGGAGAGCGTTTGTCGGTTCAAGCGCAGAAGATGTTGGAGATGATGCTGTGGCAGCGATCACGGCACTTTTGGCAGCTGAAACGCCTTCTGCGGTTAAAGCGACCGGGACATGGGCAGAAGATCGAAATCGAATCGTTAGGCCGCGCGTCCGAGGACAATGGTGTGCAATCTTATTATCATCTGCAGATAGCTGGGCCTACCAGTCTGTCGCAGTTACAGCTCAAACACTTGGGAGATTAAGAAATGGCTATTAAAATATCAGCGATGACGCCAGATAATAGTATCGGCGGTAGTGAAAAAATTCCTGTATCTGACGGTGCTTCAGCGAAAAGCATAACAACTGCCGGTTTAAAAAATTACACGATTGACCAGATTGAGGCGATTGCTACAGGTTCTGTGATTGCTGCCGGTAATGATATTATGATGATTCAGGACGGGGCTTTAATACCGCTAGACGTTGATCTCGTAACTCAGAGGGCTATTGACATTGTCTGGGGGAAAGATTCAGAAGCCAGCCCTACGGGGGTTGATAAGATTCCCTTAAAGGACGATTCAAACGTTGAAAAAACTGTAACCATTGCAAACTTGGCAACCTATTTAAGTAGTGCGATTCAGACGGCTGTTATTGACGCGATCGAGGATATTACGGCCGCCGTGTCGGTAACTGGTAGTGATAGCGTTTTTATAATGCAAAGCGGAGTTTTGATGCCTGTAGATATTGATGTAATAGCTCAATATGCTTCCACTGTTATGTGGGCTGAAACTGCTGAGGCAAGTCCTGATTCAGCTGATAAAATGGCTCTGTTAGACGGATCTACCAAAAAGACTGTAACCCTTGAAAGTTTGACAACATTTTTTAATACTGCTTTGCAGGCAACCGTTTTAAATCTGGATGAACTATCTGCTGCGTCGCTTCCTTTAAGCGATAACGACCTGCTTGCTGTAACGCAATCAAGCACTGGTAAAAAGTTGACCTACCTGGAGTTAACTACGGCTATCTATGGAGCTTTAGCTGCTCACGTTACAGCTTTGGATGAGATTGTCACAACAAATGATAATGATGTTTTTTATGTTTTACAGAGCGGTACTGCTA